TGAATGCCGAGCCTACGAGTGGGAGATGGAAGAGCATACGCTCGAATTCGTCAAAGTATTCTGGCATTACTTCGGTGAGCTGGAAGTTCATGAATGACTGGACACGTTCGGACTGGTCTTCTTTTTGAGCATTGGATGTGCCGATGATCTGAGCTTTTACCGGGCCTTGTGGGGGGAAGAGTTCCTCGGAAGCCTTTGACTGGAACTTGACGGCGCTCTCGATCAGTAGGGGATGTACGGCTGTGCAGGCACCCTCGAAAGGCTCAGAGGTTGTGTTTAGTTTGAGACCAAGGAGTTCGAAGCCTTTCTCGAACATGCTTTCCCATTCAGCCCGGGATTCTTTGTCTGACGTGTAAGAGTCCATGACAATGCTTCCGATTCTTTCGATCTCGGATTCATCAAGGTATTCTTCAGCGAGATTGTCTGAGAAAAAAATCTCGGGGGCTGGCTCAAAAGGAATAGCGTCTAGATCCATTTCGTCTGGGAGAATAAAATCTAGGATGTTAATGTTGTCGTTAGGGAGTGCCATGGGTGTCCTTGGGTTTCTAAGCAGCTACTGAATTCCAGTAGGTCTTATTGCCCCGAGGTTGTCCCGGGGGTTCGTCCTCCTGATTATATGATGAATCGAAGGGATGCTCAAGTCTCCATGATTCTCGCATGTAGTGGATTGCCATTGTCATGGCATCGACCTGATCATCGTGGGCGGCATTGGGGAATGATGCTGCTTCGAGTATCAGAGAATCGCCCCATGGTTTTTCCTTTGGAATCCAGATTCTTCCGCTTTCGACCAAGGGTGAAATTGCGTTGACCCTTGAGACCTTGTCTTTGTCAGGAGTGTACTCACGGATTGGAAGACCAGCACGTCGCAAGTCTTGGATCAGGGATTGACCGCTGGCTTTCTTTTCAATGATCATCACGTCTGGGGAGTGCTCGGAGTAAAGATCTTGGGCGATCATCCGGAGTTCGGGGTATTCGAATTTACCAACGACATTCGAGAGAAGGATCAGGTTACCTACATGGTGTTCCTGACCCGAAGAATCAACCTCGATAGACTCGAAGATTCCCCATGTCTGAATCACCGAGTTATCTGCCGTGCTCCGGGTGGAAAATGCGGTGTCCAAGGTCTGGATGATGAAGTCACATTCCGGTGGATCGTCGTGTTCCCATTCTTGGAACCAACTCTTTTTCAGGAGACCACCCTCGGCAGGGACAGGGTTCTGCATGTACAAGGCTTCCCAGTAGCGGGTGCCATTGTACTTCTTGATCTCGGTTTCGTCGAGCTTCAGAGATTCTGTGGTTTTCCATTCGGGAAAATATGAGGAGCCGACAGGGAGACTGAGGATTTTTGAGGATTCTTCATCGATCCATGCAGGGATCTTGAGGACGTTCCAGTCGTCCTCGTCCGAGTTTCGGAGGAGCCAGCCGCAGATGTCGTCCTCGTGATACCGGGTGTTGATGATGATAATTCCGCCGTTGGGCATCATGCGGGTTCTTAGGCCCGCAGGGTACCAGTCTTTTACATAGCGCCGCCCGGCTTCGGAGAATGCGTCTTCCTCGGACATTACGTCGTCAAGGATTGCAACATGAGCGCCACGTCCAGCGATCTGGGACTTTACACCGGCGGCGAAGTAGACACCGTTCTGGTTTGTTTCCCATTTGCCTGCGGCCCTTACGTCTTTTCTGAGGGATACACCGGGGAAGATTACCGAGAATAGGGGGTCATTTACAATGTCCCTGACTGATCGACCGAAGTCGGTGGCGAGACGGTCGGAGTGAGACACGCACAGGATCTGATGGGCAGGGTGTAAACCCATGTGCCATGCTGGAAAGATCTTGGAACATAGGAGAGACTTTGATGATCGTGGTGGTAGGAAGACCATCTGCCGTTTGATCTCGCCTTCCGAGACTTTCTGTAGGGTGTCACAGATTACTTCGATGTGTTTTCCCACGACAAAGTCGGGGATGAGAATTGGGGCGATTGCCTTTGTAAATGTGAAAAAGTCTGATCTCGACTGAGATACCATCTTTTCCAGAAGGACATCACGGAGTTTTTCTTTTGTGGTTTCGTTTGTTGCTATCATGTTCGTATGGGGGATGAGTTAGTTTATCTCGTGTTTAGAAGGGGTCTGTCGATGGATCAATGTGCAGAGTTCGTTGTAGAGCGACAGATTAGACATGAAAAGATCATAGACCAAACCACGGGCAAAGTTATACTCGGGGGAGATGTTCTGAAAAACAGGTGATTGTCCGAAGACCGTGATCGCCATGCTGGTGGAAATGAAGGCATCGTTCAATAGACGTAGGCCCTCGGCTGAAAGGATGTCTTCCTGTAGTATGTGTGATCCTACTACAGGCACTGTTGAAGAGATTCCGAGGAAATCTTTGAAATCATGTAGGTCCATGCCCTCGATGTCTGTGTGTGACCGAAATGCCAAAGACACAGTGTTAGTCTTTTCCACCGTTGACAACCTTGAGTCCGACAACGTCAGCGAGCTTTGAAATGTCGGTGTCGATGTCTTCGGTCTTCATGCCGTCAAGATTGCCGACCCGGGACTCTGACCGGTCAATGAACATACCAAGATGCTTGGCGATCTGTTCCATGCTACGGGAAGCGTTCGTGTGATCCTGTTCTGCCATGGAGCTTTTATAGATTTCGTCAAATCTGTCCAGTACCATGTCAGCGTTCCAACGCATCTTTTCCTTTGCTTCTTCCATTAGTTCGTTGATCCTTTCCTGAATCTTTGGTTGCCTGACCCACATACGTGCATGGACATCGTAGTTTGGATAACTATGATCATACCCTGACTTTATCCATGCTTCAATAGGATCTGCGGTGGCAATGTAGGCCAAGCAAAACTTTTCTTCTCGCATGGTCAGTCCGTTGCTCAGGGTGACACGGGTGATGTCCTTGTAGGAACCGTTCTGATAAAACTTTGGTCCATCCAGATCCTTTGTCTCTAGGTACTTATCATATTGTTTCAGCAATTTCTTATCCTGTTTTTTTATCTCTTGGGGGCTTTTGGGGCCTTTTACGGTGAAAATCTCTGGGTATTTTTCCGAGACCGTGGTTCCGCCGAATCGCTCACGGTAGTAAATTTCTTTTCGTATGAGACCCAGAGTAGCAGGTGCGTAGTGTTCAGAGAAATCACCGGGGTTTTTATCAGTGACCGTAGGATCACAAGGGTCTTGGTGAATGGTTTGCTGCATCTGATGACCCGCTTTGGAATGGATAGATGCAAGTTCCTTTAGCTCAGCCAGTGTGGTCCCCTTGAACTGGAGAAGGAGATGCCTGCTATGACGTGGTTGTTTCTGAGGGGCACTCATTCGGTCACTTGTCTTTCTTACTCGAACGCATGTCGTTGTATAGATCAAATAATGTCTTTACTTTTTCTTTCAATATGTCGATTTCAGAGTGCATTTTGGCGAGGACAACAACCAGAGTTATAAACGATACCCCAATGGGCCACAATGATCCAACTGATTCTAGCAGCTCCATAGGAGACCCCTCTATTTTCATATCGAGGATAACACCGATGTGCAAATTATGAAAAAATTTTGGGGGTGGGGTAACTCAGAAAAAACATAAGGGGGGTCTTTGTAAGATGTTGTTCTATGTAAAGTCTGAAATTTTGAAATTATGTGGGGGTGGGGTGTTATAACAGAAGCAGACGGGGGCATTTTTTCCCCTCCCCCTCGGGCAATGTGGGTTGGATTAGCACAGCGATTGCTTTGCTTTTTACCCCGTGGAACGTAGAGGGAACAATCTGTAGGTACAATCACGGGGAGAACAAATGGGGTACAAACCCTAGAACAATCCCAAGAAAGAACAAACAAGGTACAAAATAATTTCAAATAGGTGCATGTTTTTCTTTACGTCGTGATCGATCTATGATTTCCTGCATAAATCGGATCAATCAAGGTCCGCCCTCGGGCGATGCCCGGCAACACAGGAGACTTACAAGATGGCCATAGTCTACAACAAACATGGTGAAATGCTCAAAGCGATTCCCCTCAAATCGCTCAAACGTGGTGATCAGTTTTTGCGCAAGCCAGACGCCACCAAAGTGTTTTACAAAGAACACTATAATAGGAAGTCATGGCACAATCCCACGCCTTCCTACACGTGTATGCCAAACGATGACATGTTTGGATCTGGCGTCTGTATCAACGCCAAGGCAATCGTCTTCGTTGATGTGTCGCTCAGTAACTGGAACGACATCGTCAAAGCGGCGAACGAGAAGTACTCAAAGAAAGCCTGATACACTAGGGTCCCGGGATTGTCCCGGGACCCACCTATCACCACGGAGAATGACATGTACCAAGACTCACTAAGATACCACATCGGAAGCATCTGTGTGATGCTGTGGGCAACAGGGTTGATCGTCCTAATCGAGATCATCAGAGCCTGATACACTAGGGTCCCGGGATTGTCCCGGGACCCACCTATCACCACGGAGGAAACGAGATGACAATCAAATGGAAAATCATAAATATCTGGGATAACCTTGTCCTTTGGGCAATGGTAGTCGGGTATGCCTTTATGTTGCTATACGCTGCGTTGCACTACTACCTATACTACTAGATAACCACGGGGCCTCGGAGAAATCCGGGGCCCCTCTCTTTTTCTTTTCCGCTGTTCTTAAGGACTAACCTGAACATTTCCCCAGACTCCCTACCGCAAATCTTCAAAGGAACAGACCGTGAACGTTCCCGTGTATAAACCATAAAGAACAAAACGTGAACAAACTAGGCACGCTTTAGCCCGGTCACCGTGAAAGTGACCGGGCTGTTTAGCGGTTTAGCTTAACCGAAAAGCTTAGTAGGTGCTGGGCGTTCGGCCTTTGCCGTGGCGGCTTTCGGTTCGGCACGTTCCGTAACGTGGCGGAGTGTGAGACTTTTCTTAAAGCCATTAAAAGTCCCGATCAAATCGGTTCCCTCCGGCAATCCTACGATGCTAACAGAAGCGTTACCGCTCAAGTTAACCCAGTGACCGGAGAGTATGTCGCCAGTCGCTTTAAGAGGTGCCCCCATTTCAAAGGCAGTCAACGGCACGGTGATGACGATATCGACAGAGGCGTTTTTCTTTGTAGCCATTTTCTTAGTATCCTAGGTTGTTCGCCGAATCATTTCGACTGTCCAAAATATACAGGAAATTTTCCGAAAGTCTCATGCCCATTCTGCATGGCTGGGTTGCGTCAGACGCATGGCTTATTGTCTTGACTAATCCATTAATAGTGCGTAAAGGCGTTTTATGCCCTGTTTACTGTTTGTTCCCCATGGTTCCTATTCTTGTTTTGTTCTCAAAACAGCCAGGCTATTTTTTTATATATAGGATCATATGGATTTTATCTTGAACGTTTCTTATTTTATTAGCAGACTAACCTGAACATGTCCCCAGAACATACCGTGAACAAACTTTGATCATGGTGTTTAAGAACAAACCGTGAACATATCCCATGTTGTGGAACAAACCATGAACAAACTTTAATAAAACTTGGGGAACAAAAGGTGAACATCCTGTTTAATTTGGAACAAACCGTGAACAATCCCCTGATAAACATATGAGAACATGACAAGAACATACATTAGTTTTTCTATTGACTGTGATATTAAAGTAACACTTATGGTCAGGGACTTAGTCAGCCGAGATGCTCGGAAAAAAACCTCTTGACTGTGTGGTTTTTGCCACGGTGCCGGGAAAAACCCTGCAAAAACAACGGGTTACGGAAGGGTTGACAAGGTGCCGGTGCTCCGCCAGACTTGGCCCCTCGAAACCGACCTTGTTATCTAGATATATATAATAATCTTATATCTGATTAAACAAGGTTTAGAATAACTAACTCTAAGGAGACCAGTGATATGACAATGGTAGTGACCTATCCTTCCAAGAAAGAACTTAAGGCCAACATCGGTAAGCATCTGAGGTATATCGAGACCAGTATGTTTGGTCCGGAATACAGGTCTAACGGTAAAATTGTGGTGGCCAATAGGCCCCACATTACCGGAATGGGACGTGAGTTCTTTGCAGAAGTGACCATGGAAAATGATCTTATCAAAGGAGTTAAGTGATCATGGAATACCGCATTATTTTTGACTGCGAACACTGCGAAGGGACCGGGGAATACATGGTTCGACGTGGAGCAGTAAATCGTAATGGTCCGTGGATTACGGATCATTCAGTGTCCTGCACTCAGTGCGGTGGACATGGGGAAGGCGGCATGTACAATGTCAATGCGGATCTCTATGATTCGATTGAGGATGTTGCCAAAGATTATCCCCAATATCGTACTATCGAAGTACACGGCCCTAAGTATGAATCAGAGTATTTATTCAAGGCAATGCCAGTCAAATATGGAGCACACTAATGACAACACTTAAAGTTCTCAAAGAATATGTGGGATCTGACCTTGGTCGTCCCAGTAAGATGCCGGGCTTTGCATGGGGTATCAGTGCAAAGCTATGTAAGACCGGGGCTAACCTAGCTAAGATCAAGGGTTCTGTGTGTCACAAGTGCTATGCACTCCGTGGTAATTACCTATATGAATCCGTAGTAACGTCCCATAATAACCGGATCAATGGTTATGACCGGGACAAT